ACTCCCTTTTTTTATCGCGTTCGTTTAAATCGTTCGCGTTTGTTTTTTGGTCGTTTTGGTGTCACTCCGCATATATATATCAAGTATAGTATATGCGGTTGTCGCTTTGCGACTTGCTAACGCCTGTCTTCGACAGTTGTTTGCTCACAACATGACCCCAATGAATTGGGGCCATATTGTCGAGCCGTTTTACCAGATTTCCTCTGGTGTTTTTCGATAACGTTCGCACGTTAATCTATGAAGCAGGATTCTCTCCCATTGCTTCATTTCCTGTAGATCCTCCAGTTGTCGAATCTCCAGATGTTTCTGTTGTTTGTTCTGCATCATTGGTGGTAGTTTTTGGATTAATGATTGCTTTAATTTGTTGTTCTAACGCTTTACGCTTGACTTGTAATTCCTCGAATGTTAAGTCTTTGTCGTATGGTATAATTGCATCGCCATAATAATGCTGCTTATCAAGGATAGCACCAGTAATCGGGTTAATACCTCGTACGTGATTCTCAAGAACCACACGAGGGTCTGTGTGCATGTCTGGCATTGTTGCAGACTTTTCTGTGTTTTCTGTTCCTTTGTCTTCTGGAACGTGGTTCCAACTTCTAAATTTTGCCTTTGTCGCCATCTTCTAATTCTGTTTGTGATTTTTCCCATTCGTCTACTACGTATTTAACGAGTAGTATTATCTCCTTCAAGATAATAAAAATTGTTTTAATGTTTTTTGGTGTCATAGTTTGTCACTGTTTAATCGGTCGCGTTTATTTCTGTACTCATATAATTCTATGAGCTCGCGCCGTTGTTTATCTGTTATATCAATGTCATGCCTGTTGTGATTAATAGATATTTCGCTATTCGCTGCAGCAGTCCATAATGTTTTTTCTTCGGGGTCTGTAAACATCTTTTCCACGTAGTATCGTGGTAATTTCTTCTTTGCCCCTCCAGGTACTGTAAGTAGTTTGCTGCCATTTGTTTTTAGGTACTCTACTATTGTCTCTTTAACATAACTTATACCAAGGCCATTACTCATTAATTGAAATTGTGGCTCTCGTCCGTGTTCATCTACTTCACTAGATCGTTTTCTTCTTAGTCCCTTTAATGCATATTTAGTTGTATAAAATATGCTTGCTTCTGTAACTGTTCCAATATGTATGTGGCCATGTTTCCATGCCTTTTGAACATACTTTTCAAACGGTCTGGGTAAGTTGAATACTATTGCGTGATAGTGTGGCCGTTCTGTTTTATCTCCATATTCGCCACAGGCGTAATACTTGATTTTTGTTTTATTAGCGTGCTTCCGTAGCCTTTTCATAAAGTCTTGAAAGTCCTTCCGAACCAAACTATAACCACCTTCTGTGAAAGGTATACTTTCATCGTTATATGTTAGGGTCAGGAAGCACGCTGATTCGCTTGCGTTTAACTCTTTTCCTAGTCTAAAGCACCAGTCTATTTGTTTTTTACGTAAGCATGGTACACAACGACCGCAGTTTACTACTCGCGTTATAGATCCATCTGGGCCTTTTTGCTTTCGTCTTATGGTCATTGGTGTAAGGCACATACTAGCTTAGTCTAATGCCTCCACGTGATAATCGAGCGCTATTTATACCGCTGTTACGTTTCCGTCCTCGCTTGACGCGTTTGTTGAAGGCTCCGCCTCGTCTTTTTCCGTATCCCATTCTTCTACATTTTGTTTAATATACCGCATGGTATCGTTAATGTTACTTTTGATTTCTTCTAATTGGCCAACTACAAATGTTAGGTTGGCGATTGTTGCGTTTCTTGTTTTAGACATCTTGTTTGTTTTTTAGTGATTAAGATTATTGTGGTTAGACTCCCATTGGGGTGCCATAGTAAGGTACTTTTCTCTGTGCAATAACGCTATTATATACGTGTGCTATTACTTGTTCATCGTTATCCAACTGTGTAAATATACGATTTGAAGGATCACATGCAATAAATGTGCTATTTAAGCTTGGTCTGTTTGCAAATTTACGTCCTAAGTGCCAGTACGATAATGTGTCTTTCATTTGACCTGCTACCGTGTTTAATTCGTGGCGGTATTCGTCATAAATTGGTAAATAACCAAATGTTCCACTATCGTTACTTGTTCCGTCTGCATATACTTCCTGATTTAGTACTGGTTGTTCTCCAATATGTGCTAATAGTGGTTGGAAATAATCGTAACGGTCTGTTTTACTGAATTTAGGTGCAATACCTTGGAAATATGTTGTATCTGGTACAATGTACATTAGTGCAAATATCCAACCGTGCTCTTGTGCATAATATGAAGCTTTACGTGATCCACTTGCTGTGATTGCGTGTCCACCCATTGTTCCGAGTGCTGATGCATCGTTACCTGATGTTGTTGTTTCGCTTGTTTGTAATACCTCGCTAAATTGAATTGTTGCTACTGAACCTCCGAACTCTTCTGGACGTTGTAGTCGTGAGTCTTGTGGTTTTACTCCAAAGTGTGCCTGAATATGTTCCGTGTAACGGTTACCTGTACGTGCATTAAGTTCTAACCATTTTTGAATCGCAAATGCTTCACGTAGTTGATTGATTGTTGCTGCACTTGCGTTAATTTGTGATGGATCTACAAATGTGTGTGCTGTGATATCTATTTGATGCAGATTAAGACCTGTATCTCCATCTCCTTGTAATACATTTGAACCAGAAATCGTAAATATATCTGTAACGTTTCCAGTAGTTGTATTTGTTGCTGTTGAAGCATTTGCATTACCTTGATTTGCTCCTATAAATGATAAATCTACTAATCCATTCGGGCCTCCACCTGTTGCGTTTAATACTGGTAATGTTACTTCTGGTCCTTTTTGTGTAAATGGTAATGCTGATGTGAATCGGTCGTGTTGCCATGCTACATCACGTAATGTATATAATGCTGCATTTGAACCATTGTTACCGTCTTGTAATTTTACTTCTAACTCTGATTGTAAATTTTGGTCTCTGAAATACTCATTCCATATGTATTGATAATGTGCGAATGGTAATGCATTTACATTTTTCGCTACACCTCCAGCATTTGTACTTGTGTTAATACCCATATAGTCAGGTAATGAACTTGGTATTGCTGTTACTGGAATTGTTGGGTGTACTGGTTCTGTTGTATCCGATACTGATTCTGGTCCTGTAATAAAGTCTTCCCAGTTGTTCCATACTAATCGGTTTGGAGAGAAGAAATAACGCACTTTTACTTTGACGTTGTGCATTACTGGTGCAACCAGTGGTAAGAATCGTGTTAAATGACTTGTTTCTATTGTAAACTTGTCTCCTGGTAGTACATCCATAGCCATTACTGGAATAACCTTTCCCATTGCCATAGTCATTCGCTTGTCGTGGCTTAAGTCGAATGTGTTGTACTTTGGGCGATTGCCCATTGCTTTTGAATAATCCATTTTTATTTATTGTTTAATAGTTTCTTATTGATTTCATACCTGTAGGAAAATAACGCTCTAGTAAATCGTCCATTTTTCCTGATATTGTATTTAAATACCATTGTTTGAATGTTTGAAAAGGTCCGCTTGTTACATCTACTCCAGCGTCAATCATATCCTTTTCAAGTGTATTAAATTTATAATTTAGGTTTTTTTTCTCTTGTGTCATTTGTTCCTGTGTAGACACTTTTTCAGCTTCTAAAGCTATTTGTTTTGTTTGCAGCTCTAATTGATTTTTTACTTTTTGTGGTGCATTTGTTGCATCTACTGTCTTAATGACCAAATCCTGTACTGCTATTTTATTTGTTGTTCCTTGACCTTCTGTCTTAGATCTAATATAATCACTTTCTGCTTTTACTCTATCTGTATCCTCTTGAATTTTTGCTACTTGCGCACTTTGTAGCGCTAATTGTCCTAGTTCGTAGCGTTCTGCTACTTTTCCTTGTGCACTTGGTCCTGATACATTTCCTCCTGATCCTGCTCCTCCTTTATACATTAGTGCTGGATTTAATCCAGCAGCTTGTAATCTTGCACTTTGCTCTACTGGTGAATTGTACTGTGCTTCTTTGTCGAACCTTTCGTGCCAAAATGCTTTGTTTTGTTCGAATGCTCTGTCTTGTGCACGTTTGTTTAATCTGTTTTGTAATATCATTCCGCCGCCTGTTACAGCTGCAGAACCTATTAAGGCTAATGGTAGTGGCATGATATGTTAATTTTTGTTTAATAATACTATAAACCCTTTTTCCTTCATTATTTCATGAAGCTTGTTGTATTCGGGCATTACTATACAACCTTTACTATGTTCGGGTTTTGTTCCCTGATGTATTAATATCTCAGATCTACCTGGTACATCTCTTAGCCAGAGTGCTGGTTTTCCATTGCTAGATCTAAAGATTTTTGTGTATGGATATACACCTCTTGGTATTCTACTTATGTTTTTTTGGTTGTCTTTCCATGGTAGTTCGATTGCATCAAACTCCTGATTTCTTACATAGACCTTGCACTTCGTTGCGTTTTGGTATTCGTGGTCTATTTCTATTGTGACTACTCTGTAGTCGTCTGTTAATTGTAATAAAGCCTGTATTTGTGTGGTAAGTTGTCTGGTTTTCATGCTTTCTTATTTTTTACTTTTTTGTGTTGTTTCCACCTAACTCCCTTTTTTTATCGCGTTCGTTTAAATCGTTCGCGTTTGTTTTTTGGTCGTTTTGGTGTCACTCCGCATATATATATCAAGTATAGTATATGCGGTTGTCGCTTTGCGACTTGCTAACGCCTGT